GCAACAATTTAATAATCAAAGAAATAAACAAATGTTTGTTGATAAGAAAACCAAGTTAGAGAGATTAGGTGTATGTAAAAGTTGTAGTTTTTACCGAAACTTTATGTTACTAAAGAAACCAAAGATAACAAGAGGTGCAAGATGTGCTGAATGTAAGTGTTTCCTAGATGCAAAAACATCATTAACAAAAGAGTTTTTTGGTAAATGTCCTAAAAATAAATGGTAAAACTTTACAAATGAATTTTAAAGAAATCGCTGAAAATTATAGTAAGCAAAAAAGAAAGATGATGACAGATGCTGTTATCACTAACAAAAAGTACACAGCAAATTTCACCAGTTACCACTCTGAATCGTTAAAAATAATGTTTGCAGAATGGCACTTATTATTTCCTCAACATAAGCAAGATATTAAATGTACTTCTTGCAGGGCAGCAGTTTGTAAGTTTTGGGGGAATTTGGTAGATGAGTGGATTGAAATAGAACAAACACCTAAAAAGAAAAATGCCTCAAAAAAAAGAAAGACAAAATAAGGTAGATGTAGTTAAAGACTTCATTGATATTTGTGGAGTTGAGTTAGAAAAGCGATTTGGTCAATCACCAACTTGTAAGGATATGATACGACATCTTGTTGAGAAGGGGATAATAGAACCAAAAAGAGTAAGAAACTATATGATTATTGCTGACTTTGATAGAATGTTAGTAGGTAACGAAGGTAGCAGAACTTACACTTGGATGGACTTATCTATTAAATATAAAATAAGCGAAAGTCAAGCACAGAACATAGTTTACAAAGAAAGAAAGAAGGCAATTCCATCTAATAATATCACATACTAAAAGTTTTGTAAGAAAATTAGGTAAAATTAATTTCTTTTAATTCTATTTTTGCACTTATGAACGAGAAATGGTATAACATTCAGAACAAGGCAGGTGAAACTGCCGACATTTATATCTTTGATGAGATAGGAACTTATGGTGTAACTGCACAAGAGTTCATTACTGACATTAAAGGATTAAAAGATATGCCTATCAATTTACGCATTAACAGTTTAGGTGGAGATGTATTTGATGGTATGGCAATGTATAATGTAATCAAAAGGAGAGAGGCTAAAACTACAGTTTATATTGAGGGTATAGCAGCAAGTATTGCTACTATTATTGCTCTTGGTGCTGATGAGGTTGTAATGGCAGAAAACTCTTTATTTATGATACATAACGCTTGGGGTGGAACAATGGGTGAGTCAAAAGATATGAGAAAGTCTGCAGATACTCTTGATAAAATCACAAGTGAACTTACGGACATTTATATGAAAAAGACAGGATTATCTTATGATGCTCTTGCTGAGATGATGGATGAGGAAACTTGGTTAAATGCTAATGAGGCATATGAGTTAGGTTTTATTGACACTATCTCTGATTCTATTAAAGTGGCTGCAAAGTATGATGTTTCTAAATTTAAGAACATCACACAGGAAGAAATACAGAATAAATTAAGTATTAATATAAATAACAAAAAAATGACTAACGAGTTAAAAGAATGGTTTAACAACAAAGTTGAGGAGATTGTTACTGCTGTAAAAGGTGATGTAAAAGTTTCTGAAGATGTTGCTGAACAAACTATGATAACTGTTAATTTAGGGGATAATGATGAAATCATGAATAAGATTTCTGAGTTTGAAACTGGTAACATTGAATTATCAAACAAAATTTCTTTGTTAGAGGAAGAATTAGTTGCTTCAAAAGGAACTAACGAAACTTTAACAGTAGAAGTTGAAGCGTTAAACGCTAAAATCAACAAAGCAGATGCTAAAGGTACAGAAATTGAAACTGAAAGCGACCCTGCAGTAGTTGAAAACAAGACAGAAGATGCTAATGCAGGTTTTTACAATGCAATGGCATCAAGAATTAGAAACAAATTTAATAATTAAAAAAATAAAAAAAAATGGCAAATGTAGCAACTAACGCAACCACAGCAACTTATGGTGGTGCGCAACTAAATGAATTATTTTACGAGCCAGTATTTAGAAGTGATGATATTATGCGTAACTATAGAGTTATTCCTAATGTTAAACATAAAATGAATGTTTACACTTCTGCTGCTCTAACTAAAATCGTTGACCCTTACGAGGGTTGTTCTAGTGGAAATGAATCTGGAACTTTTAATGTAGATGACAAAGTAATTACTGCAGGTAGATGTAGAGTGGCTTTATCACAATGTACTGATGAGTTCTTTGGAACTTATATTGAAGAAATGTATCGTTCTGGTGCAGATGTAATGAATGTTGAGGGAACTCAATTAGGAGATGCAATCGTAAACAGAGCAGTAGCAGGTATTTCTTCTGATGTAGTAAGATTAGCATGGGGTGGAGATGCTTCTACTTCAAGTTATGATGCTTTAACTGGATGGATGAAATTAATGGGAGATGATGCAACTGTTGATGGTGCAAAAGTTACTACAACTTGTAATTCTTCTGCTGCACCTACTGCAGGTGAGGCAATCGCATTAATCAGACAAGCATATGACTCAGCACCAGCAGCACTTCAACAAGTTCCTGCAGGTGAGAAAAAGATGTTCGTAACTCCTAAAGTATTTAACGCTTACTTAGCAAACTTAGAAGGTTCTTCTGCTGACTTAGCAATCGTTAATACTCAAGATGGTTTAAGAAGAGTATCTTTTAGAGGTGTAGAATTAGTACCTATGTATGAGTGGGACACTATCTTAACTGACTTAAATCCAACAATCTTTGTTGATACTGCTTCTAACTACAACAATGGTGTATGTTATTGTGCAGTTGAGAACTTAATTATCGGTACTGATGTAACAGACCCAGAAGGTTCTTTCAAAGTATTTTATGATGATTTAGAAGAAAAAATGTTCTTCAGAGGTTACTTCAAGTTAGGTGTACAATTCTTGTACCCTTCACTTGTTCAATGGGGTCTTTGTATATAATAATAATGTAATAATAGAGGAGGTGTAAAAGCCTCCTCTTAATTACTTTTAAATAACTAATAAAATAATAAAAAAATGGCAATAGATACAGGTTTAGGTGTAGTTTGTGCTGACTTACAAGCAACTGGTGGTATTTCTCAAATACTACTAAGGTCTTGGGAAACTGCTGATGCAGTTACTTATGGAGCAACAGGTACACACAGTATTACAAATATTCAGTCAGGTGGTGATGCTGCTTGGTTTGTTTATGAATTTAAAAATGAAACTCCAGCATTAACTATCAATGCAACAAAAGAAAATGGTTCAACTGCTTTTGAGTGTGGGTTATCTTTCAATATACCAAATATGGATTTAGCAAAGAATAATGAGTTCCAAGAAATGCTTAATGAGTGTATGATGGGCTTAGTATTAGATACTAATGGTAATTGGTGGGTTTTAGGTGCAAGTGAATTGTATGCAAATGAAGATGTGGCTGCAAAAAGTCAAACTTATTTGAATCTTGCAAGTATGGAAGGTGGTACAGGTGCTGCTTATTCAGATGAAAACGGTATGACTATCAACTTAATGGCAAGACAATTTGAATTGCCAAGAGAGTATTCTGGTACTGTTACTGTTGATACTTCAGCATTAACTGCAACAACAGGGGCGTAATAGTTAAAGATATAGAAATAGGTTGGACTTTGTTCGTAAAAAGTTTAACAACATTTCCCTATTAATATCTTTTTTATAATATGTGTGATTGTAATGGAAAAAAAGTTGTAGATTTATCACACTTAAAAATATATACAGTTATGGCAGAATATAAAGCAAAATTATCATCAGGAACTACTCACAAGAATGGTTTTAAAATTAAATGGGCTACAGCAACTCAAGAGGAGTTAGCGTATGCTTATGAAGATTTAGGACTAACTTCATTAGTAGAAAAATTATCAACTACAAAAACAAAAGATGAGCCAAAGAAAGCAACCAAAAAAGAAAAGTCAGGTAAAGAATCTTCAGACTCAAAAGAGTAGTACATTTGAATTTGGAGTTTTTAATTTAGCAATTCCTGAACATATTGAAGAACCATTAGATTTAGCAAAGGTAAGAAGTAAGTTTATTCCTTTTGGTACTAATAATCTATTCCCTCAGTATTTAGCAGAATTAAAGCGTAAATCTTCTACTCATAGAAGTGTATTAGCACAAAAGACTATTTTTACAAGTGGTGCTAAATTTGTTACGAATAATGAAGATGTTAAAGAATACATCAAAGATGTAAATGCTGATGGAGAATCATTAAGAGAGGTTTTTAAGAAATTAGCAGATGATTACTATTCATTTGGAAATGCCTATTTAGAGGGCGTATTATATGATGGTGGACTAAATCTATACCACATAGATGCAACTACTGTTAGAATGGCTAAAAACAAGAAAGAAGTATATGTACACCCTGATTGGGCTAAGTACAATACTATGAAAGATAAATTATCTATCATTCCTCTTTATCCTAAAGTGAAAGGAAATAGATTTGTCCTTCAATTTAAAGATTACGAACCTACATTCCAATTCTATGGTTTGCCTGATTACATTGCTGCATTAGAGCATATTGCAGTTGATTATGAAATTGGTAAATGGAATCACACTAAATTCAAGAATGGATTTCAACCTTCAGCAATTGTTGAGATTAATGGGGATATGGGTGAAGAAGAAGCAAAGAAATTAGTAAGAGAAGCACAAAAGAAGTTTGTTGGAGATGGAAACAATGGTAAAATCATGTTTATTGTTAAGAATGGAGATACTTCAAGTGCTAATGTTCAAATTATCAAAGATGACCAAGATGGTAGTTGGATAGACTTACAAAGAATAACTGACCAAAACATTGTAACTGCTCATAGATGGCAACCATCATTAAGTGGTTTAGTTAGTTCAGGTAAAATGAATAATACAGGTAGTGAGATTAGAATTGCTTATGATTTAGCAATGACTACTGTAATTAAAGATACTTCTGATTTATTATTAAATGGTATTAGAGGGATTTTATATAAAGAATTAGGGTTTTTACCTGAAGAATTAGTGATTCACTATGAGCCACCAATTAGTTTTGCAACTCAGATTGACCCTAAACAAGTTCTTACTATTAACGAACAAAGAAGAATGTTAGATGAGGATTTACCAATGTTAGAGGAGGGTAATATGTTCTTAACTGATAGAGAGCAAATTATTGTAACTAGAGATGATGATGGAGATGGGGTTGGTGATGATGAAGTAGGGGATATGCAAGTAACTGAAATTGAAAAAGAATAACTATGGCAAATGTAAACCAATATATACCTTTAGTAACAGCAGCAGAAGTTATAAGTAATAGTTTTACTAATGCTAATACTGATACTTCTTTAATTTCTGATAGCACATTACTACTTACTGAGTTAGCACATTTAAAATCAGCAATTGGTAAGAAATTTTATGAGGAATTAAAAACACAACACAATAATGGTACTTTAACTACTGCAAATCAAACCTTAATGGATGATTTCTTAACGAGAACTTTGTGTTGGTTTGTTAGGTTTGAGGTAATAAATGAAGTTCAAAGTAATAGTAGTAGTGCAGGTATTGTGCATAATATTGATGAGTTTGCTACTATTATAGACCCTTCTGAATTAAATGCTTATAAACAAGATACTTATAGAAAGGCTGAAATATACTTAAAAGATATGCTAGATTATATGAATGATAGCGACCAAAGTGGTGATTATCCA